AATGCACTTACCGTTATAGTCTGAGCCTCTGAATTACAGTCGGTGTATGTATAAAGGGTTGACTCTTGACCTCCCGTAAGCATGTACTCCTGACATGTCGTTACTATTGTAAATGACGTTGGATTATTTACCACACTAAGTGGTATACTTACATTTTCCAGTGAGTTTATTGTTATATCTTCCTGATATATAAAAGGAACCGTATACTCAGGGCAATCGCATGGATCTATAGATACAACAACTCCTGAGGAACTAACAGACGCATAGTTCTTACCCGCTGAACTAGGCACCGTGCATATCGCTGTGTCTATCATATGAAGAGCCTCTCCTCCATCATAAGGAAGAGACCCTGTAGAGTTCCTGTATATAGTGTCATTTATTGTAGGCAACAAAGATGTACCGCTGTGATAGTAGTTTGCTGTAGGACACTGGGTGCATACGTTTGCCTCTGTACCATTTGTTGTGTCTATGTAAAATGATTTTAAGCTAGGCATAACCCTATTGACGATCCATACCGAACTAGCCAATGGAGAGTCAACTATAACTCTAGCATCATCTACACTAGAAAACTTATGAAAAAGAAGATCTCCTGTACCAGTATTTACCAATCCATCGTATGGCGATTTTAAGTTTATGTCGCTATCGCTGATGCCTGCCGCTATTAGTGCGTTATAGTTAGCAAGGGAATTTAAACCAATGTATCCTGTGTCAGCTATTATAGCACCGTTCCACTCAATCTGAAATCTTGTAGGCTGATCAACCACCTGATGAGTTATACCAGCCCTACCGATATTGCTACCTAAATTTAAAGCAAGCGATCTATTCTCCGATATCCCTTTATAAGAAGCCGTACCTGTACCTATACCATCCTCGTAGTCCCACATCAGGTATAGGTTTTCAAAATTAGATGGGTTGTTAAAGACAAACTGTCCTTGATACTGCGTGCCATTAAAGTAGACAGGTATAGCTGTAGCTAAAGACTTTATTGTCGCACTGTCTGCCTCGGTGTATTCCTGATCTGTAACTAGGTAATATATCTTGTTATTTATACCTGGCTCAAAGTTAAGGTATTCATTAGAAGGATCCCCCGCTTTTACTATAACCGTAGAGCCATCGTAAGGTATGTAGTCTATACCACCAACACCTGTTAGTTGATCGAATAGAGCTATACCGTTAGAGCTAAGTAATACATTGTCATAGTTAAACTGACTACTTCCCGTATATTCGTAAGACTGCTTTAATTTCATTATCTCTTATAAGGTTTATTTACTACAATCGGTTTAACTGTCACAGGTCGTCCTACAGACTGAGTGAGTGTAAATGTCTGTGTCACGCTGCTGCAGTATGTAACAACAAAGTTAATAGTTCTTGTGGAACCTGAGAAATTATTGGCAACATTTGCGTAAATATTTTGAGCTCCATATCCTGACGTGCTTGATAAACTAACCCAAGATGTACCCGAACCTGTGTCAACTAATGTGATTGCCCAGGACAGAGCTGTAGATATGTTAAACATAAATATTGACAACCCTCCTGAATTATTAGATACTGTTGTTGTGGACGGTATAAGTGTTAATGCACATGGTGATGACCGTCTGGTATTGTTTGTCGATAGGGTATACCTATTGGAATAAGGGTCATATGCCCCCACCTTCTGTTTCTCAGGACTGTCCTTTAGTTCATCCCTAAAGTAATCGGTCATACCCAATGACGATATCTCATTGACAGCATTTCTCTCTATGCCTATAACACAACCACGCCTTGAATCGGTGAAGTACATGTTTCCAGCATTTGTGGCAAAGCTCTCTGGGTTGTTGCTTATTCCATACTCAACAGGGTATGGCATCTCGTTCCCTAAAACCTCAGGTATAGAGGCGACCTGTCCACCACCTACGGCATCGAACAATACGTTCTTACCATACAGCACCTTGTTTATCTTATCCTGGTGAAGGACAAATACATCGGTATCCCTTGCGTATAGTTTTTCAATCGGTCCAAACTCTCTATCTAGATCCTTAAAGTTTGCCAGAGATAGATTAAACTCGTTAAGTCTGTTGATAGATGTATCACCCCTAAATACCCCACTGTATGTCAATGAGGCCTCCTTACGCTCGTTCTCGTAGTCCTCTATAATACTTGTAACCCTGGGGCTAAACTTCATCTCTGGGGCATTAAAGTCATCCTTTATCCTATTAGACTCAACACCGTTACCGAATGAAAATGCATTGTATTGTGAGTTCTTACTTGTAGTGTCATTTATCTCTATAATGGCACCATTATTATTAGCGGCCTGATCTTGCTCCCATGACTCCTTAAATATAGTTCCTGGCTCAGAAGGTCCTGACCCTGGAAATGTAAAGTCTAAGACTACCGAATACTGGTTAGGTATGTATGCGATGCTGTAGTAATTGTTTCCTGTCGCTGGATTGATAGAAGGAACACTTGCTGATCCAGATACATACACCTGCTGACCCATTGAAAAGTTGTGAGGCTTATCGGTAGGCTGTGGGTCTGTTGGATCTAAAGGCCCTAGAACTGTTAGTCCTGATATCCAGCTGTATGTAGGAAAAACCGTGCTTGCATCTGTAAAGTCTGCATAGTCCCATCCAACCTTGTGTAGGTTATTGGTTATGTCGTAAGAGTCAGTGACCTCGTGGTATATCTCTGTGTCTTCCTCCAAGGGATCAGTCTCGCAAGATATAACACCAGGCTGTTGGTGATTAAACTCGATCTGTATAGTATTATTTTTATCATTATTACTATTACCTAATTCAGAATCAAAATCTGGATAGCCTGGTATAAACATCCTTACAGGGTAGTTTCTTCTAATTGAAAAACTTTGTTCATAAGCTTCGTACTGCGAGCCTCCAAAAATACCACCTCCATTGTATCCTGTAAATAAATCAGTGTTAATTGGAATTGATCTAGCTCGACGGAAGCATATACCTAATGAACCCACGTCATCACCATTTGAATTGTGCTGTATGTACTGCTTGTATGCACCTGACTCTATAAACCACTCCTCTATATTTGGATAGTATCCTGGAGGAAAAAACTCCTGAGTATCGGTGTAGGCACCCCCTGTATTCTGGCTATCCTGAACTATCTTTATTGTAATTATATCACCATTTTGTATAGGTCTGTCTATTTCATAACCGTTAGAGTCGTAAGCTTGAGGACCCCCATTAGCAACAGCAAAACCTCCATATATAGCTCCAACTCCACCTGAATTTGGGTTTAATAGATTGTTTATATTATCTTGTTGAGCTGCATTTGCATTTAAATCACCAGGGGGGCATACATTGTAGTTGGTAGGGTTAGGGTTGGCATTGTTACTAAATACAGGGTAAGCATAAGGGAAATCATCCTCACGAGCCCTTAAATTTATTTTCCATTGATCCCTTTTGTAATACGCAGCGTTTGGATCAAAATTAATTTTAAATAATTCAACAGCAGCTTCTTGATAGTCGTTCCAGTAAACGATGGTCTCTGTAGATATATCTATATCTTGTGCTAACCAGTAGCTCAGGTCCAATGAATCGGTGTACCTGTATTTTACGGGATCAATGTCTTGTATCTCTATCGTGTAACGCTTGTCGTGACGCAAATACTGCCCTGCATTTGTATCGCTCTCACTGACACCTATTGGTAGCAGGTTTGTCGTTAATGAGTTCTGATCTCCCTGTCCAGCTCCTTGAGTGCCTAAACCATAGAAGTATGTCTTATCTCCACGTATACCAAATTCACCTTCTATAGGTGGATTAAGATATCTTGGAGCAATACCAACATAGCTTTGAATGTCATTATCTCCAGATCCATTCCATCCAAAACTAGGAAGGCTGTCTTCATTAAACTGAGATGTGTTATCTACCTTGATCTTAAAGTAAAGACCTGCTGTCTCTTCGTCTCCCAAGAATCCAGAAGGCTTTAATTCAAACTCTAGTATCTTATACTTCTCGTTAGAGTATGTGGGTCCATTCCCGTCAGCCTTAAATATCACATAGTCACCCACAGAAAATTTATCCCTATCCGACTCGTTTATTCTAAAATATCTGTATGCCCCGTCTGAGTAAAACCATATCGGGAATAGATTATAGTAGGTCTTCTTTCCTTGCTTTACAACCAACCTGTAGTTAGTGGCCCAGTTAGGAGGGGTGTTCTTTATATCAACCCTTAAACTGTTACCCTTGTCAGACACGCTGGGGGGTATGTATACGGAGTTATTTTGACTTATCAGGGCGGTTGTCATCCTTCCATAATCATCACCATATAGAATTCCAATCTCGTAATCCCTGTCCGTTCTGAATGTCTGAATTGGCTTCGTCTCGTTTGTCGACTTAGATACATAGTTAACGGTGAAATCTATATCTATACCGTTATCATTTGTGTCTACGATGTTTCTAAACTGTGTGTAGTTCCCATACAGAAGCCTGTTCCCTATTATCTCCTGAGACTTAGCCAGAAGAGGGACATTGTCAAACAGTCTTGTAACCTGATCGGCTGGTAGTGGTGCGTATATCTTATTGTTGTTAAAGACGTACTGAGATACACTATCATTCTGTAGATTAAGCTCATCCTTGTTTATAGACTTTATTACCTTAACATTCAAACTCCTTGTGTCATACGCAAGTAACTGGATCTCTTCAACGAACTGATTACCAGTCTCAAATACAATCCTACATTGATTGTATGTGTTAACCATCGCCTTGTTTATACCAGCTTGAAAATCAATGGCGTAGTCTCCAGGTTTAAATGCAACACCTGAGAATGGTGACATCGAGCTGTACTCGTTGTCTACGTACTTGTACCTGTATGAGAAGTAAAGAAACCTCTCCTCCATACTGTTTGATAGTACGTCATCTGCATTCGAAGGATATATTACAGGCGACTTTAATGGCGGCCTGAGTATCACATCTATATCTATATCGATCCTGCTGTCGTTTACGGAGTACTGTTTAGCCCTCGCTATGTTTATCTTTCTGGGCGGGTTGTAGTTGTCCGTCCAAAATAGTAGTGCACCGTCATCCTTGTGTCCAGGTAGATAATTAACCCCAGTGATCAGGTACTCCTGGTTGAAGTTAAGTGTACTTGGATTCCCACCAGTCTTTGTGCATATAAGGACCTGTGCTATGGTGTCGTCTATCTCGTTGTACTCAAATATTGCGTCGTACTCATCTGCAGCTACGAACCAGTATATCAGGTTCAATGCCTCGTACTCTATAGCACCTATAGTCCTAGCGTTTGTGGATCCTATCGCTGGAGTGTATGAGTTTAATATCGTTGTTATATTTCCCTTTAGGGTGTTTCCTAGTGAGTTTGAAACAGATCCAATGTTAGACCCCTCAGAGGTGTCTATTGTTATATTCAATGCATCAGAGTACTGACCACCAGACAGGAGTCTTTGGTCAAGATCTTTGTTCATCTTTCCTGCTAGGAATGTCTTCTTTAGCTCCATACTTATTTAATCCATTTGTCCCTACCTCTCAAGCTCATTAGTAGTCTCGATGGGTGTAGGTTACTTAATCTAATCTTTGCGTTTCTAAGCGTCGCTGTCTTCTCTTTTCTAGCCCTGTTTATGATATACTCCTGGACACCTGTCTTGTTGTTCAGTAGGGCCCACTTGATGTAGTTGTATATGTATTCCTCTGCCATCTTGTTGATGGTTATCTTACTGTCGTCACCGTTCTCCATACCGTCAGATACGTACTCCAGCACGATGTGCTTGTTCTCTATACCTGAGGAGAAGTCGATCACACCAGCGGCCTTATTTATGGAAAACCTTGGGTTGGTGTTAGCCTCTGCCGTATCCATGCCATACCTGCCTCCCATCCTGTAACCGAAGTACCAGTCTCCCTCGTAGTTGTATCCGTGACATCCGTTATAGACGCCACCACCCATGTACAGGGTCTTCTCCTGCCTGAGTATGTCAACCCTTGAGTCTCCTGTAACGATCTCTCCCGCTGCGTCAAAAAGAATATCTAGGTTATTGTCCTGAAGATATCCAGTTGCAGATATAGGCTGTCTGTTCTCAGTCAATGGGAACAATACATTCCCGCTGAGTACAGATATACGAACATAGTTGATGTAGTCAGGTGGCATAACCATCTTGAGCTGATCGCCCATCTCCTGCTCTATCACCTTTATATTCCTAAGTGCGTCATAGTTTAATTCCTGTATCGCTCTCTTTGCGTGGAATAGTATCGCATAACGATCCACGTTATTTACGAGCTTGTCATTGCCGACATACATCAACATGAAGTTCTTTATAATATCATCTAGAGATACATACTGATACTCACCCCAGTTTGAATCTGTGGGTATCACTCCTCCGTTGGTGTAGTACTGATAGTTAGTGATGTATGCCATGTCTATTGTTTTTGTTGTGCGTCTTGAAGTTCTTCAGATTTAGCAGCCTGAACGATCTCAGCCTCTCTGATCGATACTCCAGAGTATTGTAATATTTTTAATACAAGGTTCACGAAGTCACTCTTAGGTAACTCGAAGTCTTGATAGTCTGAAGCCGACTCGTTAAACAACGGATCTGAGTCTGTTAGACTGGTTGCTATGTATGTCCACTTGGGATCGACAGGATACCTTATGTATCCTATTGTCATGTTAGACGTTATAGTGTTAGGATATACAATAAATCCCGTTTCGTTAATTGTGTATACTGGATACGCCACCGTAGGTGTGGTTAGGTTTGATGATATAAGATTAAGTATCTTATTGTGGCTAACCTTTTCAACCTCTACCGAGTTGTTGTATATAAGCTTGTTGATGAAGTAATAGTCCGTTGGTGGCGTAAACTCTGCACCTGTGTGTGCTAGGGCAGCTACCTTATAAAACGTATCTATAACTTCTGATATCTTCCTGGGTATGTCTGAATACCCCTCGCCATGTAGCCTTGCGTTCTGCTTGACTATCGATGTGCTGTACGAGTATATGTACTGCTCAAATATCTCAAGCTGTGCCTGCTTTGCAAACAGGTTGAACTCAAGGGGTGTTATGTATCCCCTGTTCTCCTTGCTGATTATAGACAGTACAGTGTTCCTTACTTGATTGATCATCTATCTAGTTTTAACAAAGATAAATAAAAAAAGGCACTTCGATTAAAAAGTGCCTTCTCAGAATAAGTTAAATAAATAACCTATGAAACCGTTATACTGGTGATACTTGTAACACCTGTGTTTTCTACAGGTACTACCGCATTTGTCCAGCTGGTTTCTGCAGCTGTTTTTAATGCTGCTTGGATAGAGTCAATAAACGCTTGTGTTGCTCCTACTGTTGTAAGGGCTACCTTTTTAGCTCCTGTTAATTCAAATAAATGAACTGCAGTCGCACTGCTTAAGTCGCAGTAAAGGATTGCATCTGCGTTTACATATTCTGTTCCGTCCCCTGTTGTAAATGATAAATACTTTGCCATTGTTAAAAAATTTAATGGGTTAATAATACCACAAATATACTAATTCTCAGATATCTTTTCATCCAGGAACTTGAACAACTCCAGTCCGTCATTAGACTGCAGGTAAGATGCCAATGTATACAACGGATCCTCTCCGAATGGTATAGTCATCAACTTCTTCTTGTTCTCCTTAAGGTTGAAAAATATCTCCTTCTTGTTGTTTCTAAATGAAAGATAGCCGTCAGATAAAGCTCTGGCCGCTATGTTATTCACACGCAGAGATGGATCGTTAACAGCCTCCATGAAGTCTTGAGGATATCTCTTTGCGTAGAGCATTATATCCCGCTTAACCTCAGCGACAGTCATGGTAGAGACTCTTCCTCCAATAAGTACGTTGGCCACAGCCTCCATAGTGTTCCAGTCTAAATCCCTAGCCGCAACCTGAGCATCAAGCTCGCTGTACATAAAGTCAACATGATCTTGTGCGTCTTTTTCATTATCAAATTCATAGAACTCCGCCCCGTTGTTTGGGTGGTAGTGTAAGAACTCTTGAAGCACTGGGTTTGTCTTTGGGACCCTTAATACTCCATCTTCAAAAACTATTGGCTCTAAAATAACATTGCTATCCTGCTCATCCTGAAATGGTGAGTTTGCGTTACGTGCGTATCGAAGAGGTCTATTTATATTATTCTCCTCGTCGTAGTAAAGCAGTCTGTTTCTTGGTGTGTCTCTCGACGCTATAAAGTAAGCCAAAGGCTCCTTTTCGTTTTTTAATAGGTATACTCTATCCTTAGGTTCGAGTATTGATTTTCTCTTTTTCATTTTATTTTAATTTAAATTTTACAATAAAAACCAGGGGCCGAAACCCCTGGTATATAAATAGTCCTGTATTATCCTTTGAACAATACGAAGTTATTAGCTCCCATAACACAAAGTGCTCTTTCTGACAAGAAGTTAACCTGCATCTTATCGATGTTGCTACTCATAGCTCCACCTGCAGAACCTGTCATCCAAGTTTTGTATCGACGATCCTCAGCCTCAGAAGCTCTGTAACGTACATGTAAGAATGGACGTTTAGCGTTCTTACCAAGAACTTGATCGTACACTGATGTAGTACCAGCTGGTACAAGTACACCATTGATAGCTCCACCAACTAGACCTCCACGAAGCGTAGCATCGTTTAAGTATTTCCAGTCAGTCTTGTAGAACTCATAACCTCTCTTAAATCCAGAGAATCCAAGGTTAAGTGCCATCTCCTCTGAATTGTCAAACAATCCGTAAGATGTACCACCTGCTCCGTAAGAGTTTTGAGCTGCTAACATATCGTCAATATCGAAAGAGAACTGACGGTTTAAGAACAATACGTTCTCAGCGATAGCACCCTGCTTGTCAAGACGTTGTACGATTGTATCAAAGTCTGCCAATGCAGATGGTGTACCACCTGACCATACGTTACCTCTATCCTCGATAGTGTCAAACATACCTTCAGTACCTGCCGCAGTTGTACCTGCCGCTGCTCCTGGAGCCGCTGCTGTAGCTGGTGACAAATAAGCCAATGCTGCAGATGCTGCCTCAGCAGGAACACCTTCAACCATAGCCATCTCTAAGTAATCGTCAAATCGTAGACGGGTCTCATGCTCAGACTTCAAGTACCATAAGTACCCTGTCGCTCCGTTTTCAGTTGTAACCTCAACCCATCCAACTTGAGCCATATCAGATCCAGACACCTCGTAGTTGTCCTTGATGATGATTGGCTTGCAAGAGAAGATTGAATCTTCAGCCTCTAACGATCCTTCCATTCCTGCAGTACCTTTACCGAACTCAGATCCGTAAACGAATGCTGTTACTAACTCGGTAGTTTGCGTAAATGGTGACCCAGATGCGTTATAAAATTTAACTTGAAACTGTTGGTCATCAGCAAGACCGTCGGCAGTACCGACTCCTGAAATAACAGCCTTAGCTGAATTAGCAGATACGCTTTCTGATGATAAAAATACAGTTTGATTCTTTCTAAAAACACACTTTGTTGCTCCAGCAATACTAAATAAAGCAGTATCTGATGCCGCTGCTGAGTCTGGGACTACAGCTGTGTATTTTGTATGTAAACGTCCTTGCTCTGCCCACTTGATTAAGTCAGAGTTAGTAGGAAGTTCTGCACCGACCATTCTCAAGAATGATGAGATTGATCTGTTTCCATATCGCTCAAATTCAGCTTCGTAAGTATCTGGAAGATACTGTGTCAAGAAGTCGAAATTGGTGATGTAATTTGTAGGCAATGTTGCCTTGACCGAACTCGGTGTAATTGCTACACCTGGAGGGGTCTGTAATGATCCAGCCATTTTTTCTAATTTTTAGTTTTTACGTTTTTTAATAATTAATCTATTGCCTCGACTTGCATCTATAGATCTGACCTGTACACCCTCCTTAGGGGTAACCTTTGTGGACTGACGAGTCATGTCAATATTTTTAGACTCCTTAGCCACGCTGTCTACCGCATCTGCCATTCCTTTCTCATAAAAGTACTTGGCAAACTTCTCAGGGTTTGAGGCCACTGCTATAGAACGATGGAATCCCTCATAGTCCTCAATCGATCCGTCCTCCCCTGTAAACTTATTAACAAAGTTATTAAGGTCAGACTGTTCGTTGAGTAAGGTCTTGCTGTCAGCTGGCTTGTAGACAACCTTGTTATCTTCTGATACGTTGAACCCGAAACCTTCGAAGTTCTCAGAAAATAATTCACTCGTCTTACTTGTAAATTTTTTAGCCCTCTCAGCAAGCGTATTCTCGTTTTGCAATCGCTGCTCTTTTTGTTTCTTGTAGCTATCGAAGCTCTCTCTCTCCTCCTCTGGAACAAAGGACTCCCTTGACTCAAGTGGAACCTTGTACTGTTCTTTTAAAGAATTGAAATATTCTCTAGCCTTAACAAGCTCTTTCTTTTTCGCCACCTTCTTGGACTTGACCTCTCTCTCTTCATCGAGATCCTCATCATAAGAAAACTTGTCCTCTATCTCAAATGTTACATCCTCAGGATCTAGTCCCTTGTTTTGCTCTAAGTAGTAGTCAAGTAGTAGCTGGTCGTCGTTAACATTGTCATAATCCTTATTGATCTTAACAAAGTCTCCGATACCTCGACCTGTCTCTTTCTTGTACTTCAGGAATGCCGATACATCCTCAGGAAGCTCTTCGTTAGCGTTACGCTGCTCGAACAACTCGTCCAAGGAATTGATCTCCCTGTCGTACCTATTTCCAATATATGAAAGAACGTCATCGTCACTCATGGACGACTCTTTCACTTCGCCTTGCGGCTCAGTATCTTGTTTTGCCTCTGTAGTGTCTATAGCTACTTCAGCTTGGTTATTTTCATTCTCTGCCTTTGCTAAGAGATCTCTCTCGATCTCCTGTGCCGACTTTTCTTCAAAGTCAACGGCCCTTACTTTAAATTCTTCTGCCATTTTATTAAATTTTATTTATCCACAAAGTTAATTAATATTTTTATATCCTATTTAGGACCAAATGATTCTAGGTTAAATCCATCAAGTGTGTCTTCGGTGCTCTCAAAATTCTGAGGCGGTAGGTTATTCTTTCTTTGATTTATTAGCTTTGACTGCTCAGTGTTTTGCTGACTGATCCTCTCAGACTTAGCCTTCTCCCTCTTGTCCTCTCTACCCATCAATGACTCTGCCTCTATTCCTTTAAGCTGCATGTTGTACTGGAACTCTAGGTCCATTAGATACCTCTTCGCCTCAACCTCTGCATTCATCTTCTCTATATCAAACTGCATCTCTGACTGTTTAATCTGAGCCTTTGCTTGAGCCTCTAGCTGTATCAGCTGTGCCTTCTGCTGTGAGGCAGCCTGCTGGGCCTGCATGTCTTGCTGGGCCTTAAACTGAACCTGCTCCTGCTGTTGCTTCTGCTTCTCCTCCATACGTCTACGTCTCTTGACTTTGAGCATCTCATTAGCCAACTTTATATTGTTCATACTCCTGATATCTATAGCATCCTCAAGATCTATAGTCTGCTGCTGGAGGGCTATATTTATATTGTTCTCCAACATCTGCTTCTCCTCCTCATCTGGTGCAACCTCGATAAATATTCCGAAGTCGTACAGGTAAAGATCCTTTATCTCGTCAAGTATAGAGACATTGTACTTGCCTATCTGCATCGCAAACTCCTCCCTAAAGTCCGCATACTCAAGTATGTCTCCAACCCTTAGTGATATGCATTCAGCAAGCTTTCTTGTCGCATAAAGACCTGCGTTTAATATGTGTCTTGTAGCGGTGTTTGAACTAAGTGCTGCCAGCTTTTGTACACCGACCAGTGCGTCAGGGTTTGGACTTGATCCATCCCTTGCCGAGTTGATACCCGTCACGTCCCTGATCATGTTCATGTAATGGTTATAGTTTCCAATAAGTGCAGCCATCTTAGACTGTCCACTGTTAGAATTAAGTTCCTGTATCGGAACTCGTGCATTATTAAACTCTCCATCCTGCGTATAACTCCTACCGATAACACTACCAGTCTGGAAGTATAACTTCAATGCATCCTCAGGATTGTATGCCGCACCTGTCCCCAGGTCTACCTCATTGATACCGTCGGCATCTATAAATACACCGTCAGGCACAACCCTAGCCATTACCTGCTGTAACTTTAAATGAGTCAACTGAATCTGATCAGCAAAAGGAATCATCCTCCTGACCAATGACTCAATGTTGCCCTTGTATAGCCTTGGTGCGTGTGCCACATAGTTTGGCATCGCACTCTGAGATGCTGACTTGGGTCTGACCATGTTTCTAGCCATCTCCCACTTAAGTAGAATATTAGACCCACCAACAAGTATTCCATCATACCACACCTCTCTCGGTGCCTCTATTATTTCAAACGGAATACCATCTCCTGTTGGAGGATTAAATGTATCTCCCTTTCTTATGACTCGCTCACCGCCATTGTCTAGTAATTTTTTCTTCCATACAAACCTCTTGCTTGTCTTGTAGTTGAAGTACATAAGGGTGACTACCTCATTTAGGAAAGGATCGTCTTGATAGTTTCTTATTATCGGGAAGTAGTTGTTCCAAGCAGAGCTGGAGTTTTTAATCTCAGTCAGCTGCTCATCTGTAAGGTCTGGGTTTATCTTTAATAGCTCAGTGTAATGAACCTGCTTAACCTCTCCGAAGTAATAGCAGTCTGAGAAGTCTTCCTTCTCGGTGTAGCTGTGTATCCAGTTAGCTGGGTCTACATACTCCACATTCACACCATCATTCACAAGAAACTCGTGCTTCATCACACCCACTCCTATGGTTGTAACGTCATAATCAAAGTTCTTCTTGGTCTCGTCAAACTTATTCATCTTAAGTATGGTATCTATAGCGACCTCTTCGGCTATCTCTATCCCAGGCTTGTAATTTATCTGCATGTAGAGCGATAGCTCCTGATCGTCAGCGGGCAGCTCATTCGGATCCATGTTAAATGCATTGATACCGAACTCCTTCTTTGTCATATCCAGGAAGTCCTTGGAAATCATGTCCTTCTCTATAGACTCCTGGAACTGATTCTTTTTCTCAGCAGACATTACGTCTTGAGCCTCAGCCTTAACCTTATAAAGCCTATCATTCATACCGTTGACAACGATATCTACAAACTTTGGTATTATAGGAATGGGGCTCCAGTCTAGGTTTAACATAGACATATCACCATTGATAGATAGCTCATCCTTGTACTTCTGTACAGGCTGCTCACCTCTAGCGTAAAGTCTTAGTCTATGGTACTCTCCCCACTGGTCATAAAACCTACAGGAACTTCCCTTTCTCTTGAACCACTCTCCCTCGATCGCTTTAGCCACGCTTAGGCCATACTTCTCTGAAGACTTTTCTTCGTCAGAGGCCATCTGGTTCGGGAAGGGTAATTGGTTAATTATTACTGAAGGTTTCTCCATTACTTTATTATTTCGCTTCTATTTCCACGATTGTCATATCTTACAAATTTAATACTTATTTTTGATTCTTTTTTATGTACCTCAGAAATATACTTTTTATTTGCCATAATTGCCAATCCTGAACTTATAGATGCATCGTATTTTGTTCTATTGTTGATCTCAAACTTGGCCCAATCTTCTAAGGTCCTAGTGAGATACATGCTGCCAATGTTACCAGAGTCTCTATAAATGCCCTCGGTATCAAAACCAACGTACTGCTCTATGTAGGACTCTATAGCCGATGCGTGAGCCTGTTTCACGTCCTCACTGGTATTAGGTATACCACCGAGCTCTAACTCGGTCTTAGACAGTCTCTTTTTGTTTTTGTCTGGCCTATTCATGGAGAACCCTCTGTAACCCCTGTTCTTAAAATGATACAAAAGCCTAGCCTTGTTGTTCTCTGCAAGTATAGGCATCCCATAAAACACACACGCCATGAGCACATCTTCAAAGAATATCTCTGCCGTCTTAGGTCTAGCTATGTATTCCAGGAAGAACTCATTAGAGGGTGCGTCCTCCATGTGAAACTTTGTTAAACCGTGTAGTGCACCGTTTGATCCACTGCCTCCCACGACCCCAGATATGTCATACGGGTCACAACCAAATGACCCCATATGCTCATTGCCAGGATACTTTACACCACCTCGATTTATAATATTATTTCGATGCTCAAAGCTAGGGACCCATGAAACAACAAACCTACCCTTCTTGTCAGGCGTCCATATCACAGTGGTGTCCTTCTCTCCGTTTTTCCAGTGAAAGTATCCCCTCGTAAGTATCCTGTCCTTAACAAGGTTATCATTATAATCTATCTGCTGGTATATCTTTGTCAGGTTAAATATTGACTGCCTAGACTCATCCCTGAATGCGTGAGACTCTGTCCTAGGGAACTGCCTGTAGTACTCATTCAATGCATCTGGGTCTGACTTTAGTGCAGCGACCTCATTATCCCAGTACGTTATCACACCGTCATCTATCATCTCCCCATCGACACCCTCGACTGGTTTTTTAGGATCATCAAACACAGGCCATCCATACTTGTCTATATAGCCCTCGTAGTTCCACTCCATAGGTATAAACAACGAATACAATCCACTCCGTGTCTGCCCATTACCAGACCTTACACGAGGATCGCTATCCATGTATAGCTTCTTAAAATTACCACCACCCTTTGAAAGGGCGTTTGATGTCGATCCCATCATGCACTTTCCTATTACCTTACTACCGAGCCTCAGACATGTCTTTGTCACACGCCAGTTGTTTAGTATGTTCTCTGGCTTCTCCCACTTACCACTCTCGTCATGTACAAGCAGTAACAGCTTCTCACCGTCATAGCTGTTGTCCGAGGTGTTCTTCCAGTCAATGGTTGTGTCCAAGCCCTCTATCTCGTCATCCTTCTCCTCGTCCATATTCTTACGAGTGATCTTACTGGCGGGAACCCTAAATGCAAGCTCGGTCTTAGGATTGTCCATACCGTCCTGTATAGGCTTGAAAAAGAATGGATAGTTCCTAACGATTGGCACCACCTTATCTGTAAACATCTTCTTGGCATCACTACCAGTCTTAGACAGTATACCTATCCTTGAATCCCTTGATATAGTACCTATGTTGGCACACTCCTCGGATCCCATGAAAGAAAAACCTGAACGCCTGTTCTTTAGGTAGCACATCCCAAAGCATCTCTTGTCAGCCTTGCATGCCTCCCAGAATATGTAGAATATTCTATTGGACTCCCTGAAGTCAGGACGACCGACATCGATCTTTGTCCATTGCAGGTACATGTAGTGAGATCCAGTTATGTATGTCGGTTTGCCATTGTTTTTAAACCAGTGCCCCTCATCCCTTCTATCGAACTCGCTCTCTATGTAGTCTACATACTTTGACTTAAATAGATTGTCCTTCCTGTTCCAGTCAAATATTGTTCGTATCCTTGACAACTCTTTTGAGTACTCTGAAGCAACCCATCGGTTGTTTTCTGCGTCTATGTCTTTCGGAGTCTTTGGTACTGCTATATGCAGACCATTGATCTCATAGATATCACCTATCGTTCCGTCTTTAGATATAACAACCAAGTCATACTTATCATCGTAACCATAGGCCCACTTCTTTGCCCTGTTTCTGGACATCAAGGCATTCTTGCTTATATAATCATTTGATATTTTATACAGCTTATTTTCCATTCTTAGCCCTTCCTTCAGCAAACCCATTCTTTCCTGCATCGATGACCTTTACCTCCTGCTTATCACTCTCCTCCTCCTCGATCTTATGAAGCATGGCCAGTGCGTCATCGAATGCTAGTTTCTTGGCAGATGCTGCGTTCTTCATCTTGTCTGCCGTTATATCATCCTCTGCATGTGTGATTATTGGCTCCTTTAAAACCTTTATCAACTCATCTATGGCTAGCTTTGCCGCCTGTAATATTTCTACCTTTTTAGACATATGTTTCTGTTGTACATTCTGTAAAGTATCTCGTCACCTATCCTAAACTCGTACTCGCTGTCTGGGGTGAATGATATCACATCCCCCTGATGCACGTAGTCTATCTCATCGTTCTTAAAGACCAACTCGCCCCAAAGCTGCTCAAGGTTACCTAGCTGTGTGAACATATGGTCCTCAGACTCTATCGGTCTGACAAAGCAGAACGGATCTGGTGCCATCCATACGTCATCCCTCCTGTAAAGGTAGAGCTGACTAGGTTCGACTATAAATATGTCGTTCATTACGTGATGCCAACTGCTCTTCTGATCTCCCTGCATGTCATAGTAGTACCTGAATACGTTATGATGAACTATAACAATGTCACCTGCCTTGACAGGTCCGTCGTAGTATATAGGAATAGATACAACCTCTGCAAATCTATTTGATACGGTGTGGTCTTCCTGGGATGTGCTTATGATAAACTCCTTGCCATCATAGCTGCGTATGTTGTCATAACGCCTTCCATCGACAGGCTTTATAACGAAGCAGTATGGCGACTTCATCAGAAGTCTATTTTAAACTCTATAGATACAGGCATCGTAGAGCTAAACTCCTTCCACTTAACTATCTCATCATCCCTTCGTATGTATATAGAGATAGAGGAATCTTCCTGTATTATTGAGTCTATCGTGTAACTCTTTCCTAGGACCTCCTGACCTACGACGTAGTGCATGCACTTCATGTAGTCTGGACCGACAGATATCTTTCTAACTATATTCACCTGTCATCAAATTTATGTCCACCTCTCCATACTTCTCAGCGATTTCTTTCTGATAGGTAGCCAGGTCATGCCCTCCCATCTCTAGGTTTGCTATGGCGGTTATCTTTTGATTTTTTAATCTCTCGAAGGTGATCTCAATGTCAGCTATCTGAAACTTAATGTCCCTGTAATTTTTGTTAAGCTCGACTAATTTGTCAAGCTCATCCTTTTCAATTTTTTTCATTTAATTTTATTTACTACCAAGTGGCGATAGCAACCCTCTTCCATGTGTTTGTAGCTACACACACATAGAGATAGCTTGAATCATAGGCAAGTGTTCCAGCAGTCCCTGTTGAGGACGCAGTGGCTGGTACGCTAGACGTGATCATGTAGTCACGCAAGGATCCTACAGTAAAGTTCTTTGTAGCGTTAGCAGCGTCTGAATCAGATCCCAGTAAGAGATCGTTCTCGGTCGGTGTGGTTGTTGAATATGAATCTATCTTTGCCATGTCAGTTATTTAGTACAAATATAGCAATTTTTATTTTCCTTGACCCTTGTAAGGCTTTTTATAATTAACAGATTTCTTTAGCCTTGAGTTATTCTTGCTATGGATACCTGTTCGTTTCTTCTTAGGCTTGCGAAGTGTTGCCGTGTTGTTAGCCATTCTCCAGCTGTTGAATCATTTCAAAATGTATCTTAGCAACCCTGTCTCTTCCAGATTCACTCATGAGTATCTCATGACACTCTCTGTAGTTGGTCATGAAAAAGTTTTCAGAAAGTATAGCGGGCATAGATGTGTCTGTGAGTACAGTGAACTTTGCCTCCTTGTCAGGATCACCATCAGCTGTTGATGGCCTCATCTTACGTTCAGGAAACTCAGCCTTGGCCTTTTCGTACAAAACAGTTGCGATAGGATCCGACTTTGTCTCCCCTGGGGATGTGAATACCTCCCAACCATTTGCAGACTCATCGCTAAATCCATTGGCGTGTACGCTTACATATATACAGGGCTTGTCAGACGATTTAGCTATCTGGTTCGCAGAGTTAACCCTCTCTCTTAGACTTATATCTACAGGGGTATCAACCAGGTTAACGGCATCTATGTCATTGGCATTACACATCTTCATCAACCTATCCACAATGGACCTGTTGAACTCACCCTCGTAAAGAACATTTCCATCTGGCCATTCGGGAGATCTTTTGCCCTGGGTCTGATAGACACCGTCTATAACTCCACCATGACCATTGTCAAATATCCATAGATATTTTGAGCTTGTCTTTGTGGGCTTTATAGACATGTCGAACTGCGTCTTGCAGTGCGGGCATGTGATTATATTTTCCATATTACTTCTCCTTAACAGGCAATGCTATAAGGCTGTCCTTAGACCTAAGGAACATAAGACCGACAGCTAACCATCCTGACATATCCTCTACGTCAGCCTTCTCGGTGTATATCATAACACCGCAAAAAATTAATATCAATACACCTAGTATTGTTGTTATGTAGTTTGAAAATAATCTATCTTTCATGTCTTTTTTTTTACAAATTTATAAATTCTAAACGATATATAAAGTATCGCAATTATGACTATTATAAGTATGAACCAGTTAAGAATCCTTTTCCATGTCGGTGTCTTCTCGTAGTACTTTATAGGGATTTTTCTCTCTATAATTTCTTGAACAGTTACCGTGTCACACCTTCCTTCTATATAAACTTTTTTCTCTCTGTCTATGTAAACCTTTACCTTGAGCTGCTCCTTCTCTAAAAAAATAGTATCGTGAAGCTCATGCATCTCTACAATCGTATCTACACTAACCTCTGGCACTGTTACCTCAACGGTGTCGTGCACGTACAGTGTGTCTGTTGTAAGTAGGTGTGGATGTTTCTCTATCAGTCTTGTAAACCTTCTCTGAGGTGTACAGGACATAAGCAGAGATATTACTGCTATATATATAAATCGATTCATTTTTTTAGTGTCTGGATCGCCTGTATGATCCTAAGCTCCATCTCTCTCATCTCTATCTTTAGATCGGAAAGAGAGGCGTCATTCTTTTCTCTGTTGCTTTCGACCTGTGATTTAAGGTCGTTAATCCTTTTATGTAGCTGGTTCTGAGCCTCCTTCTTGTCGGAC